GAACTTGATTGTCTAACCAATTCAAACTTATAAAATGTTCCTGTTCCTGAAATTGAAGTTACTTCGTCCGTACCATTGTACGCAACGTTTGTGATTGTTGACCCAGAATCACCTAATATCCACAATGCTTTAATACCACCGGTACTATTATTGCGACAATCTAAGGTATATCCTGCGTCTATGAAACATGATGCCATAATTATTATTTAATTTAATTTAGTTTAGTTTATGTAATTTCTTACGATTATTTACAGATAGCAAATGAAGCTACATCAAATACACCCAAACCGTAAGTTACGTTAGCCATAATCTTAACGATGTCTTCAAATGGGTCGTAGATAGATTTAACTGTCATGATTTCAGAGTTCATACCGAACATGTAGTAAGATGCAGGACCTGCGTAGTATGCAGATACACCATCAAGACCAACTGTAGGAATTACTCTTACGTTTGTACCTGGTAACATTAATGACCATTCTTCACCTGTAGCAGCACCCGCAGCATCCAAAGTAAATAAATTCACGAATGAACTGTTTCTCATTGAAGCAACTAAAGCTCTGTAGTTAGCGTATGAACAATAAATAACTAAGTCATCTCTGTGTAATACGTTTGAAGGAATGTTTTGGTAGATAGTAGAGAATACATCCAAACCGTTACTTGCTGTAGCAGCTGAGTAAGTGATTTGAGTAGCACCATTACCTGAAGTGATTAAAGCACCAACACCGTTGAAACAAGCTGAACCATAAGTTCCACCTGAAGCGGTTGTATTTTGCCATAATTGTTTTTCAACTTGGTTAGCAATTCTATTGCTGATATCTGTCAAGATTACTTCTTCAAATGGTACTGACTCTTGGAAGTTTGCATTTGATAAAGATTGTGAAAGATATGTATCATACAAATCGTAAGGACACAATTGTTGGTTAACTTTCTTATTACATAAGTCAACTGTTACTAAATTTTGTACTGTTGCACCTGTTGGTGAGAATCCGCAATCTAAATCTTGTAAGATTACATCATTGGTTACAAAACCAACTTTCTCTGTTGTACCTTTTAAGTTAGGACGAACTGTAGCGTATTTTGGAAGGGTTAATCCCAAAAGACTTTTGATTAACATATCTGCTCCGTAACTGTTGAAAGTTGGAAGATTAGTTAAATCATAATTGAAACTGAATTTTTTATTCTTTTCCATGGTTATTTGATTGTTTGTTTGTTTTAGTTTATTTTCTTAATGATTTGATTAGTTCAAGTTTGTAATCAGTTGCTGATTCTTTGTATGTTTTCTTTTCTGCTACAGAGAATTTTTCAGGTGATTTTTTGAATTTATCAAAATCGGTTTTTAATGCTGACAATTCAGCGTTCATAGTTTCATTTGCGGTTTTCATTTTGTCGTTCAACGACTTCATTTCTTCTACAACTGGAACTAAAATTTTTAGTAAATCTTCAATACTTGGAGTATCTTCCATTGGTTCTTCTTCCATGATACTCAATTCTTCTACATTTGAACGTTCAGTAATAATACCATCAACTGTGGTAAATCTAATCTTAACGTCATTTCCTTCAGAATCTTTCAAAGTAACTTGGTGTTCACCATTTGCAACAGGTGTTTTAGTTCCATCGGTATTAACGACTTCTACCTTTTCACCTACATCAAATGTGTTACTTTCCAAAACTTGTCCTTGAGCGTCTGTAGCTTCGACCATTTTAATGTTACCCAATTCTTCTGATGCTTCACCTGATTCGATTGCTATAATAACAGAACTACTATCTAATGTAAGAACCAAACCTTCACGAGTTGTGTGACTTCCAGCGGGTGCCGGAGTTAAAGTTGATTCACCTACAATATATATAGTCTGTCCAATTTTGAAATCTTCATCTAAGTTGTTTGTAACTTCTGTTTCGCCATCAACAAGTTTCGTACTTGCAAATGTTTCCTTTTTGAATGTTAAATTTAAAAGGTCTGCGATTTTTTTTAAAGCTTCTTTTGCGTTTTTCATATTTTATGTTTTATTAATCAATTATTTATTTTGATTCATTAATAAATATACATATCTTTGTCACACGAGAAAACTGTAAAATTATGAAAAGATTCAGAGATACCGATTATTATGTTACCGAGGATGGTAGAGTTATTAGTACCAAGTATAGTAGGACAAGAGAAATGAAACAATATATTAATCCAGACGGTTATTATTTAGTTGGATTATCAATTAACAATAAACAGTTTTTATTTTACATACAGAGACTTGTCGCTGAGTTGTATATTCCAAATCCAAATAACTTACCAGAGGTTGACCATAAAGACACAGATAAATCAAATAACCATATGTTGAATTTAGAATGGGTAACACATAAAGAAAACGTAGATAGAGCAACTGAAAATGGATTAATGAAACATTCTGAAAATACAAAATTAAAAATGTCGATTAATAGTTTTGGTAAAAATAATCCAAATTCAAAATTAACTGAAGAACATGTAAAATGGATTAGAAAAAATTACATAGCACGACATAAAGAATTTAGTTCAAAACCATTATCAAGAAAATTTAATGTTTCTATAGGTTGTATTAATGGTATTATCCATAATAGAACTTGGAAACATTTAGATTAAGAAAAATATTGAGATAGAATATCTGTAATTCTACTTAATAATATTTCATCTTCACCTATTCTACTAAACTTTAACATAAATTCTCCTTCGACGCTCACGCCCTTAACTTTACCAGTCTTAATAAAATCGTTCCAAATAGTATCGCCTTCAGGGGTTTCTAATACTTGATAAGCTCCAAACCAACTTCCAATTGGTACCTGTTGTTCTGTATAACCCAATTCGTACGCTTTATCTTTAGGTCCCGTTACAATCCAACTTTCGACCATTGCAATATCATTAAACTTTCTATTACTATGTTCAAGATTAGTTTCTCTTAACCTTTGTTCAATCATGAATTTTCTTTGTATCTTCTCGATTGTTTGAGGAGTAAACCTAACGTAATACTTCTCATTTGTTACTTCATCGATTCTCGGAATCAACACATTTGGTAACATAAGAGGTGAGAATATAATACGTTTTTCATTATCTGATTTAAACGTTACTTTACTGAAGTCCGATTGTTTTTTTGCATTGTACTTACATGCTTGGAACATTTGTTTACCCATATATAAAACAGGTTCAATTACTCCGTTACATCCATTATCCAATGAATAATTTTTTGCATTTATTTCTGATTCAAATACCGGTAATCCTTGGATGAATCCAATTGGTATCAATCCAAATCCTACTTTTGATAATGATTCAGGTTTGGTAATTTTCATTATACCCAAACTTCTATAATCTTCTCTTGTGTATGGGTTATTTTCAATTACCTCAACAATACGCAAACCATCATCGATTAGTTCTTTAGCTTTCTTTGATTTGTTTGCGGGTGAATTAACCAAATATAAATCATCATATCTAACACCAGCTCTTATCAATTGACTTTGTGTTTCAATTAATCTTGCTGAATTTCTTGCAGATATAATAGATATTCTATAACCACCCCACTTTGAATTAACATAATTTACAACATTCATATTTGGTGTTAAACCATCGAATAATGTATCATCAATATCAACCACAATAACACGGTTAGTTCCTCTTGAGAACTCTGTTCTTGATTGTCTTACTGTACTTGCTGGTGGATTTACCACTCCCGCTAGACCTGTTGCTGGTTCTACAGTTTGTGCTTTTATAATTTCATCGTTTTTTCTGTTGGTAATCTTATCTTCATAACCAACACCTTTATTCATATTACCGAATATCAATTCCAGCCAATAGTGTCTACAGTTTGCACCACCCTTCCATTGCATAATATCAGGACTTGTTCCTTTTGGTCTTGGAATGATATCTTTGTTTTCACCAGATAATTGTGCGTTTAAACTCATTATATCTTCATAACGGAAAACGTATTGTTTACCACCTAACATTCTTCTGCAAAAATCTCTTGATGTTGATATTAGTTCTGAACCCATTCCTGACACATAAACATATCTAATTTTAACACCAAAGTTATCCATGATTGAGTTTTCATTTGGGTCAGCTACTATTTGATAGAATTTCTCCTCAGTTATCTTTGAATATTTTTCCCTTACTGTATTCAATATTGTTTCAGGTTCAACTACTCTCATATCCTCAATTACCCATCCTTGTTCAAGTAATGATTCCAATTCAACACCAACATCAGGTAATTCATCGTGACTTGCACATGACATATAAACCTCGTTACCATTATCATCGGTAT